AGACTTAATTGCTGCTGCATTATCTGCAGTCAACTTAGCAATCTGTGCATCCTTAGCAAGAAGAGCAGCATCTGATGCTACCTTAGCAGCAGCAGCCTTATCTGTCTCTACCTTAACTGCTGCAGCAAGTGCTGCATCTGCAGCAACCTTTGCATCAGCAAGTGCCTTATCTGAAGCAGCCTTTGCAGCAACTGCATCTGCAGCAGCCTTTGTAACTGCAGCATCTGCTACAGCCTTAGCAGCAAGTGCTGCATCCTTTGCAGCAGTCTGTGCAGCAAGTTCTGATACTAGATCACGAACTGCAATCTCTGCGAATGGTGCAAGTGTTGGAGCAGTCAAACCAACTACTGCTGCTGCAACTGCATCTGATGATGTTGTTGGTGCAAAAGTAATTAGTGAGCGTGTTCCTGTTGTTGGAAGAGTAGCCTTAAAGGTTGCTGTTCCAAAATCTGTTAGTGTAGCACCAGTTGTTACTGTTGCTGTATCCATAACTGCTGTTGAAGCAAATACAGTTGCTGTAATTGACTTACCAGATACCTTGTTGCCAAATGCATCTGTTGCAGTTACAACGATGTCTTGCTTTGTTCCTGCTGCGCCTGCTGCAGGTGCTGCGACTGTTAGGTTGTTAATCTTTCCAGCAGTTCCCTGTACATAGTATGTAAGTTGGGTTCCACCGTTTGTGATTACAACTGTTCCAATTGCTGTTGTCTTTGTATAGACAAAAAATGTTGCAGTTGTTCCAGTACCTGTTGCAATTGTCAAAGATGATGATCCTGATGATGCTCCGACTGGTGCTGCTGATGTGTGTAGTGCAGATACGATTGTTGCGTTAGTTGCTACTGCAGAAACTGATGTTCCTGTTGCTACTGTTGCTACAAAACGCAATGCATCTGTTGCATCAATTGTGTTGTCTTCTGGGACTGGTAATGTAGCAGGTGTAGCGATTACACCATTAGTAGTATTCGCTGTTCCGTTTAGCGTTACTGCTACTGTCATTACTGTAGCATTTGCAGGTGCTACTGCGACCATGCCCAAAGTCATGGCTGCAACCACGGCTAGTGCGATTTTCTTTAATGAATTCATTACTTATTTCTCCTTGTTATATTAGATTGAATTTGTCTAAATAGTCCCTAACATCATCAGGAACTTGCTTAGGTTCTAATTCTACCATATCCCGTTTTTCCTTGTCAACTCGTGAAGACCAAGTGTGAACCTCAATCTCTAAATTATTAGACTTGTGGGTATGGCTTATTGCTCCAAAGACTGCTCCGCATACAGCATCAGCCAAGTCTTTAGACTTCTTTCGTGGGTGATCAACCCTATTATTTGGCATAATTTTTAACTCTGACATTTCATCTAAAAGTAGTGGGATCATGGGCATAGCCACACGCTCTTCATATATCATCATTGCTAAATCTTCGTAGTGTTTTTTAGCAACAGAAACAGTATCAGTCTTTATTCCAACTGCCTTTAACTCATTTTGAATATCAAATGACTGCCAACGGTCAAATGAAACCATTCCTATATTAAAACCCTGCCTTCTAAGGTTTTGAATCCATTGCTTTACCTCAGATAGATTTACTGGGCCTTCAACCTTTGGTTCCCACCAAACTACAGCATCTACTATTACGATTGGGGCAACCTGTTCATAATCTCTAATTACCTGAATATTTACCCACTTATCAACATGGGCAATAGCAACTGCACACTTATCGTGTTTTTGTGCAAGGTCAGCATGAACATAGTATGTTTTGTCTGGGTCTGGCTTAAAGGATTCGTCAAACCTTTTAAAGTTATCTATTGGGTTTCTCATAGTCATACATTTTTCAAGTTTATCTTTTTGTTTAAAGAAAGCATCAGATGAATAGGTTGGTGTGCACAAGAAACGCATCATTGCATCTCCCATGTCCTTGAAGAAAGCCATCTTAAAATCTTCAATAGATCTTGTAGGATTAATTTCCCATGTTGGACGCTTAAGTGCATAGACTCTAGGAACCTTGTATGAAATGATGTGATCTTCTTCCCAGGAAATCTCTAACTGATTATCTGGGTTATCTTCTGGTAGGTCTGGGTTTATTACGTATGTGTGCTTCTTTTCTATAACTTCTTTTTCTAGAATTACATCTTCATACCGTTGAGAAATAAAGTCTCCTTGATAGCGGGGGAATGAAAGAAGAACTACCTTACCAAGGTCAGGGAAACGAGAATCTACAGTACCACTAAATGCTTTATAGATATTATCAGCAGTCTTACCTTGGTCATTTCCAGTTCCAACCTCATTTGCAAAACCAGAAATCTCATCAAGTACTGCCATAAGCAAGTTCAAACCTTCATGTGATTCACGCTCTGAGTGACCAGAGTAAACTGTAATTGCTTTATCAAACCCAATTGAGTCTACCTTTGGGTCATACTTGCCAGCAAACCATGGCGATCTTTCAATCTTATTTTTAAAACCTTTAAAGAAAACATTCTTAGCCTGCTGAGCATTGATAGCCACGTTAATGATATCAATAGCATCTCCACTTGGCTTATTAAAATATCTTGCTGGGTCTTTAAGACATAGAAGTTTGTATACTACATAGGCACAGGCTACTGTTGATACGAAGTCTTTTCCAGATCCCTTGCCAAGTTGCAGAATAATCTCATTCTTTGTATACTTATTAAAATATCTTGTTCCTTCTTCATGTCCCAGCAACATTTGCAAATCTTCTTTTTTATAAATCTGACTCATTGCTTCAACAATGTCATACTGCATTACAGACAAAGGTGGTTGTCCAAGATACTCTGGAGACTCAACAAATGTCTTTGCGTCTACTGGAGTTTCTTCAAAGTTGTTATCTTGAAGTGCTTCAAGAAAATCATTGAACATCGTGGACAACTGTTATTACCTCTCCCTCTTTAGCAATAGAGGCAAGCCTTTGCATAATAATATCTCTTACTTCTGGGTGTGTGGATGAGATATCTCTAAGTATTCCAACAAGAATCTCTTGTCTTTTTTCTATTGCTACCATCTCTTCTGCAAGTTCTTTGTTTTCAAGAAGTCCAGCCTTTTGTAGCATGTCAATACGCTTAGACTCAATGTCCATCACAAGTTTAATTGCTGCAGTCTTTGCAGTTAAGTTATTATTTAAAGATGCTTCGTCAATAACTTCGTAAGACTTTGATATGAGTTTTGTATAGTGGGTATCTGCACCAACAAGTGCCTCTTTAGCACGAGCACGAATAGCAGAGTTATCTGAAGCCATAGACTTCCACTCATTAATTAATGCTACAACACGAACTCTTGGAACATCTAAATCTTTTGAAATTACCGTTGGGTCATTACCCTTTAGATATTCACTAACAACATCGTTCATTACATCAAGATGCTTTACTAAATCCTCTTCAGTTGACATACTTTCCCTCTAGTCTATTAATCTCATCTTTGATATAGAAGATTGCTTTTTCAAGATCTTGTATGGTTTTTGACTCATCCTTAAGTCCTGCTCTCCAAAGATACTTAAAGGCATTGCCAATATTAAAGTTCCTATGACGTGTAATCTGGATGCACTCTACTCCAGAAGGGTCTGATATGTAATGAGACGGGTGGTTAACTTGATCAACCGTAATCTTTAGATTATCACTCATCGTCTTCATCTTCCCAATCGAATACGTCTGTTATCCCTCTTAGTGTAAAGAGTGCATAACTAATTCCTACTGCACTTACCAATGCTGCTAGTGCTAAAGATATCTTTAACTTTTTCATCTCTTTGACTTCCTTAGTCCGAATTTAGCAAGGTAAACATAGATAGTTTCTACGCTTGCCCCACATTCTTTTGCAATATCTTCTGGAGATTTCTTATCCATAACATAACGCTTGCGAAGCCAAGCCTCACTTGTATATAGTTTAGCAGCCATAGTATTATTTGTCAACTTCCGTATCAATAACGTCATAATTATAGGCGTTAGAGTCTTCAAGTATCCACTTATCGTAACTTTCTACGTCCCATTTGTTTGTATTAATTAATCTGTTTATTACTAGATCTTTTTTAGTAACAAATGACGGCTCTTTAATTCTTACCCTATTGTTTGGCTGTACCGCAAAGTTTCCATCATCTCTTTGAATTACATGCCCACACTTATGTTGACCTGGATTTTCAGAATATCCATCGTCTAAAATGTTTGTTTCTGGACTATGCCAGTCAAGGGTAAACAGGTATGTCCCAGGAACATTATTTTTGTTTCTATCAATATAAGACATTCTCATATTGCTTAATGCTTGAAACTTTGTAACAGAAACATGTGGACTAAAAGAATTCCATAATACAAGATTATGAATTGGCTCTTCTGGAACTCCTGGCTTAGTACAAAATGCATTGATTGGCATTCTCCACCAAATACCACCATCTTCCATCATAAAATGAAATAGTGGGCTTCTGGCTTTAATACTTGATACTCCAAAAATTACGCATGGAAAATACTGATCATGACTATCTAACTGATCTCTTAAGAAATTACCACGAACATAGCATTCAATAGGTGGTATGTTTGCGTTTAACTCTGGCATTATTCATTATCTCTTTCTACTGTTTTTAGTTTATCCCAATATCCTTGTGGACTTCCCTGATAAACTTGACCTGTTTCTCTATCTACCAATAACCACTTTGTTGGTACAAGCGTATCGACTTTTAGAATAACTCTGTTATCTTCTTCTTTAAAACTAAAAGTATCTCTGTTCATTAAATATTTCCTATTGCTTTGTCCCAGTTATGGATAGCCCAATGTCCAATCCCACAAGCATCAGCCACATCATTATCTTTAATTATTCTATCGTAGTTAATCTCAATAAGTTTCATTGTTCTTTCTTTTCTAAGGTTTCTTTCATAAGACTTATACCACGATAAAGACTTTCCAGGTGTCTTTGCTCTTATGATTAACTGTTCTTCTTTAGATATCTTTTTGTTACCCAAATAATTTTGCCAAGTGATTGGAGACACCTTGCCAATTACCTTAGTCCCTGCTTGTCCTGCAGCCCCT